TGAAATTAATGTAATTAGGTCAATGATCAAAACTGCTACATTGAATGATACATTTGTTCCTAATAAAATTCTTCATTTAAATAAATGGGCGGAAGGATTAAATACAAGTGATGCTTTTACAAGCAATATTGAAGAATCAATTGTTAGTGAAATAATGTTGTTACATGGAATCGAAGATAGTTGGAAGATTTTACTTATGATGGGTATTGGGGTTTTTACAAATCATAATAATATTACATATACAGAAATTATGAAAAAGTTGGCTGATTCGCAAAAATTGTACATGATCATTGCGTCTAGTGATTATATTTATGGTACAAACTATCAATTTTGTCATGCTTATTTAAGTAAGGATTTAAATCTAACTCAAGAAAAAATTGTTCAAGCTCTTGGACGTGTTGGTAGATTTAATATTCAACAAAACTACACTATTAGATTCAGAGATGATAGTCAGATTTTAAAACTTTTAACTACGGAATCTAATAAGCCTGAAGTTATTAATATGAATAAGTTATTTAATAGTAATAAAGTTATTTGGGATGGAGAGAATTATATTTTAAATTCTGAAAAAGATTCAGATACAGATGATGAAGCTGACGAAGAATCACCAAATACTACGAATGAAGATGATGATGAAGAAGAGAATTAGATTATTTATTAAGTATTTTGTTAATAAAATAAAAAATAAAAATATTTTTTTTGTTTTATTATAAAGTTGGAATTTCATCATAATTTCATGAATTTTGACTTGTATTATTACATTTTAAATTTTATGAATTAAAAAATATATATTCATCAGTTTGTGAATAATTATGTATCCATCTTGTAATTAAATTATTATTATTTTTTATTCCTGTTAAATAATTAAGCGCATATTTAATTATATCTGTTTTACGTTTATGAAAAAAACCACTTCTACAAATAGGGCAATATATTATTTCATTTTCATTATTCCCTTCTATTGGATCAATACATTCTAGACATATTATTCCTTCATTACAAAAATGACAAGAAAACATCGCTAATGTATTTTCATTTTCTAAACAAATACAACATGTTGATTCATTTTGTTTATCCATTAATAGTTTTATATTTATATTTCTATTTCATTTTTATAATATACATTCTACTTTTTCACCATTTGAATTATATACCCATATTTCACAAGAATATCCAGCATCTTTACATGCTTGTTGTTTTAAAAGTATGGTATCATTATTAAGTTTAATAGTGTAAGTACTTTTTACTTCAATCATTCTATTTTGAGATAGAATAAATATATCTACATAATATCTGTGTTTTTTACTATTAGAATCTAAATACCATATTTCTGGTACTTGAATTCTACTTGTTATAATATCATTTTCTAAAATATTCTCTTTTTGTAAAATTTCGTCTAATGCGTAATGTTCATAACCTTGAATTTCTATAATATTTCCAGATGGGTAAGTATACGATTTGTATAAATACGCGTGTTTTTTAATATTATTTGCATACTCTGCATTTTGCATTGGATATTCAACACCATAATTTATTAGTGATGTTTGTTTTGATTTTTTTTGGATATCATTACTGCACATAGGACTATTTCCACCATACTTAATTACATTTGTATTTTTTGTTTTTTCTTTGATTATTTCATTTTGTAATGGGTGTTCTACCCCATGATTTATTAAACAAGTTTCTATTTTCTTCGATTTAATTAATTCATTTTGAGATGGATTATTACAATTAAATAATTCTTGACAAGTTGTTTTATATTTATTTCTATTATTATAATTGGTATCTCCATATTTTTTAAAACAAGTTTCTTTTCCTTTATCTCTAATTTTTTCATTTTGAAAAGGACAAATAGAACCATATTTTTCCAAATTAGTAAATTTAATTTTTTGTTTAATTTTTTGATTTTGACCTGGATATTGAACACCATATTTTTTCAAACAAGTTAATCGTTGTTGATTTTTATTAATTTGTCCTGTATATTCTACACCATATAATATTTTATTTGTATTTTTTACTTTTTCTTTTCTTAATTCACTAGTACAATCTTTACAAAACGCAACTGTTTTACTAAGTTGTCTAAAGGTTTTACAAAATATTTCATCACAAGTATCAGTTTTACAATTTCCTTCTATTTTAGTATCACGATTCACATTTTCTTGTGAATAATCTTTTGATAATATAATGCTATTTTCTTCACAAAATTGGTGTAAATATTCATAATTATATTGTTGTTTGGTAGTCATAATGTAATAGTTATATTATATTATGAAGAAGAGTTTATATTCAATTTTTATATTAATTTATGAAATTCATAGACTTTCTCTCTTAAACTTAAATAATAGCTATATTTTTCTTCTGATAATTCAGATTGATACACCTTACAATTACCTGTAGATATAGCCTCAACCTTTTTTTTATCAATTAAAGAGTTTGGATTTGTTTGAATAATAGTATTAAAAATTTTTATTATTTTCCAGCCCTCTAAAACTTTTTCAAAAATAAAAATAACTTCATCTCCTGTTACAGATCGTTTATCTGTTCGTTTTAATTCACGTCTTTCTGATTTTATTTTTTTATATTTTTCTTTATGTTTATTATCCATTATTATTAATAATAAACATATTTTTATACTAGTGTTTCTGTAAATTGTTTTATTAAAGTTGTATAATATTCATACCTTTCTTTTAATAATTCAGATTCATAAATTATTGTTTTACTATTTATTAAATTTCTTTTAATATTTTTAATCATATCAATCGTGATATTTATTTTATTTTTTTCTATAAAATAATCTAAAATTTGTGTTGGTTTCCATTTTTCTATCATTTTTTCTATAACAATTATAATATCATCTGTATTAATTTTTCTTTTAGATAAGTTTACTTGTTCTTGTGTTAAAGAATTTCTTTCTTTTTTTTCTTCATTTCTACAAACAATTTCACCATTTTTAATTCTAGTTATAGTATGTCTTGGTAATGTAAGCAATTCTTGAATTTCTACATTTTGGTATCCTTCTGTTATCATTTTTCTAACTTGTATAATAGTTTCATCACTTACACCTCCTTTTGCTTCTCTAATGCTAGTTGACATTTTTTTTTTAGTTTCTTCTGAAAAAGTTTTACCATAATTATGATTTCCTTCTCCTTTCATTTTTTCTGATTTTTTTCTATAAACTTCTTTATTACAAATTTCTTTACAGATTTGTTCTTTTAAACTTTTAATTTTTAGTGTTTCTAAATATCTTTCTTTACCATTATCATTTTGATTTAAATCCGTAAATACTTCTATTTCATGTTTTTCTTTATTACAAATTGAGTACATTTGTTCTTTTATATTATTATCATTTGTTTCCAAAAATGTTTCAAATGCTAAAGCTTGATTGTATTTAACGATTAAATGAGATTTTACTAATTGTATAAATTTTAAACAATCAGATTTTTTATAGATTTTAAATTTATTTTCACAATCAATAATACCAAAGCCTAAATATGTAACAAATTTATGTAATATTAGTGGATGATTTTTTTGTGATATTGATACATAAAATTTTGTATATTTTTGTTTATTAATATAAAAACATCCTTCGGCATCAAACAATCCAGCAATGTATTCAGTATTAATTCGTGTTAAGTATATTTCATTTAAAATACATTTTTTATTAAGATCAGAACACATCAAATATATTTGTTTTTTTTCATCATTTTTATTCTGTAAATTAGCTAGTTTATTAAACTCATATATATTTTGATATTGATTTTCTTTAATTATAAATGAGTTTTTTAAATAATCTAATAATATTTGGTATTCATTATTACGAATTAATAAATTATATTGATTTCTAATATTGTACTTATAAAAATAATCATCATTCATAATATTTATAGATTTATCATTTCTATTAACAGAAGATGTAATGATTCCACCAAAATGATAACGAATTATTTGTAGTATATTTGTTCTAGATTGAGTAATTGAAAATCCAGATTGATAACCATCCATTATTTTTCTAATAAAAATACATCCATCGCCATCTATAAATCCAGAAATATATGATGGGTGTGGTGGATTATTTTTAAATCTATTTAAGTGTTTTTCGTTATCTTCTTTAAGTTCCATCGTTGTATATTGTAATATACACACTAATGTTTAAGTTGTTTTCAATTTTAATTATTATACCTGTTCTAAATCAACCACTATTTTATTAATTTGTTTTAATTTTTCTTGAATTGAAACCATATTAGATTTAGACCCAATAAATATTTTATCTAGTTTTGGGTGTTTTTCAATCTTAAAATATTGTCGCAATCTCTTTTTTTCTTTGTCGGCATAATCTTCATAATAAACTACATATTTGTTCATCATATTTTGTGTTATACCTTCTGGTAAAGGTTTAGCTCCAGTTTTTCTTTCTCTTTTGGTTCCTTCTTTAATTCCTTTTGAATTTTGCTGTTGCTCTTCTCTTGTTGCTATTCTAAGATTTTCAAATGTATTATTCAATGGATTTTTGTCAATATGATCAACGCTAATATTTTTAGTTCCTTTCCCATTTCCATAACAACCAGTAATTATTTGATGGATAAATAATGATTTATTTGAAGATAAAATATAGCCATTACTATGTTTATGGAAAGTAATTTTTTTTCCATTATTTTCGTTATTTTCAAAATCTAATATTTTTTGGTAACTCTTATTACATAATTTACAAATAGTATCCTTTTCACAATACATTAATAAATATTCATTTTCATTTTCTTCAATTTTCCACATTGGATTTTTCATATAATATGGATCTACACCATTTTTTGAATAATGACCTGGAATATATTGTTTAACTGTATAATTACTAATAATCTTATCATGATATATATGATAATAATTAACATTGCTTCGCCTCAAATCAAAATAATTATTATTATTAAAAATATATTTTACATTATTTTCTTTAAATTTATATAAAAACATTAAATAGTTTATTTTTTGTTGATTATAATTATATGATGGGTATAAATCAGAAACATTATTAAATACAAATTTTTTATTAAAATTAATTATAGCATCTCTATCATATATATCCATATAATATTTGTTATTATTGTATTCAATTACTCCACATTTCTGTTCATTATCAAATAAATATATTGGTTTTACATTTTGTTGATTATCCATATTATATATATTATAATATTGATAGCTTTAAGTTATTATTATTTTAAATATACAACTAATATACATTTGACATTAGTTGCTTTAATTACTATACGCTAACCCACCCCGAGCAGCGCATAGCAACTCAAATATTTCTATTTGAGCTTGGACTATCCCTTAAGTCTTCATTGAAAGTTGCTAACTTTCTCAGACCCACTCCATTATAGTCTCTGAACCTTCTCCATATGCTTGCTATAGCGCACTTAGGAGCTTGGCTGCGGATTATCCAATCTTTTTCGTTATTACTATGCCCTAGGTCATTACCCCGGGTATTCATTATGTTTTCACATAATGAAGTAGTAGAAAAAGCTATCAGGATGTTCCCGCAATTTAGAAATGTTGCCTTCATTTGATTAAATAGTCAAACAAAGACTAGCTGGTTATATGATGCGAATTCGCATATTTGCTTTACACTGTTTATCCATATTAGTAAGCAAATATCTAATATGGCAGCCAACTGTTTGGAACAGGAGGTTAATACATAGTGTATCATCGTATATTGTATCGTAAACTCGTTAATTCCACTCATAATTCTTAACACGTTATAATTGGTAGCATACACACGGACTTTAGCAGTCTTGGTTCCCTCAACCGTAGCATTTGAGAGCACAAGTTGGAGTGTGGCGTTATCAATTCTGGAGAAGTTGCAAGTTCCTGAGGGTTGATGCTCCTCAGGACGAAGAGCAAAGCTGTACACGTTAATACCCTCATCAGGGCATCGGGTGTGAGCTTGGAAAGGTTGTACCCAAGAGAAGTAAGAACCCTCACGCTCAGAGAAACGATCTTGACCGTTCAATTGGAGCTTGGCAGTGACAACGGGATTTTGGCCCCAGCAATGCATGTCCAAAGAAGTCTCAGTGAGAACGAATGTGCCAGCATCAGATACACCAGAGTTATCAAGATGAGACCCAACGTCAAGAGGAGGAGTATGTGGAACACTCTCACCACCAAAATTTACTTGATTGTAAGGATTGGAAGGACCGTGCCAGTATCCAGTGAAACTGCCATCAGGGATGTAATCCAAAGCACCGGCATCTTGGAAAAGACCACGAGCATCAATGAAGGCACGAGAGTCAGCAGCAACAGAGGCGGGACCACCGAAAGCATGGACAGCATTAGGAAGAGCATCAATAGCATCAGTGTAGTTGAAGGGTTGGGCACCAAGTACCTTGAAAAGGAGAGCATCGCAAGTCAAAGAAGAGCAATAATCTACGTTTTGATCAGGTTGGACAACCCAGATAAGCTCCTTCACGGGGTGATTGAAATTGAGTTTGATCTTGTTTGAGGAAGAACCAACAGACTCGTCACCAGTGAATTGGAGTTGGGTGATCAAGTACTCGTGAGGATTTTGGGCCATACGTCTGCGCTCATCAGTATCTAAGAAAACATAGTCAACATAGAGAGAAGCAGCAACC